TAATTGGATTACTATTTTTATCTTGCTCTATAAAGAGTGGCGAACGCAACCAGTAGAGTCTGTTTTCCTCGAGAAACTTTGGACATAATTTATGGAGGTTAGCCATGATCAGAAGGGCGATATGATATCCATCATCCAGTTACTCCAGTCTTTCGAACTGGACCTGACTATATTTTACTCTCTATATTAGAGAGAATACTCTTTCCCGATACGTGCTAATAGTATCAGTACTCTCCTTCACGGAGATAGTCGATACAGGCTTCACTTATTAATCCATTTCTTTTCTTTCTTTTTATAAATTGGTAAATCTTTATAGGTTCTACCCCATAAAATTTGTTGTACTGTATTATAAGAACATCTATCTTTATAATCTTCATAAATACTTTTAGCATCTTCATTTACATATCGTTCTCTCATATTAAGAACTTCTTCATTTGTAAATTTTGCTTTAGTAGAATTTTCTCCATTAGTAGCCTATTTCTAATAAAATAATTTATTTTCTGGAGTAAAAACTTCGGGCATTACATGAGACCAAGTTGAACCGTCCCAAATATTTGCAAAAGTATAGAAGGCAATTTTATCTTTGAACTATTCGTAAACATCTTTTCTTCTTAAATGATTATTATAAGCATTACGAATTATTTTTACCTCATCTTCTGTAACTATTGCTCTTCCATTATTTTCTCCTACTGACTACTAATCGCCGCCTTCAGAAAAATTATAAAGTTCATATTCTTTTTTATATTCTTTTATCCAGTACTATTCTCTTTCATTTAATTTCTCTAATGGACATTCTTCCAATACTTCATAAGAAAAATTATTAACACCATATTTGGCAATTGCTTTATCAACTAAAATTCTTGACTTGTAACCAAGCCTTTGATGTTCTCCAAATCTTCTTTTTATATTATTTGATTGTCCAATGTAAATTTTACCATTAATTAAATTTGTTATTTTATAAATTCCTATCATGTTATCACCGCCATAATAGAAATGGATTAATTATGATTCCCACGGTATTCCCTTAATCTCACCATTTTCAGGTTTAGGGTTTCTTAGTCAGCTTATTCGTCCACAGTTATTGTCTATTATCTCTTGTGGTTTCAATAGACGGTCTTATTTCGCTGATACCGTTAGCTTATTTATTTTAAAATAAATAAACCGTCTTAGCTAAGACTAAAGTATTTACGGACAATATTATTCATCCGGATCAACACAAATCGCCACTTTTCCATAACGAAGCTTGCTAGAATCGTACTTATTAATATCAATTCCAAGAGCATAAAGAAGAAGTTTAATTTCTTCGTTCTTATAAATTTCTTCATCGTCTGACTTTAACGAGTTTTTCATTTTGCCACGAATTCGTAAAATCCCGTATTTTTTTGTATCTCGCCCCATTGCTATAGAACTTCCCGCACTATCTCCCTCGACGATTGTCAAAATCGAGTCTTGGCCAAGAACTTCGGCATCACTTAGTTTATCAATAAAGGCAAGTTTATTTTTACGAATTTCATTCATTTCTTTATTATGATTTAAAACTGCTTCTCTTGCTTTATCCGCCGCCTTTTCAGCCTTTTGCATTTTATTCATCATTTCAATAATTGCTTTAAAATCGGCAGTATTAGAAAATTCTTCAAGACCTTCTTTAAATGCACTTGATGTTAAGGCTCGTAAATTAGCATTATTAATTTTGCTTTTAGTCTGATTTGCAAAAGAAGGATTTTGAACCTTACAATTAATAGCATATACTAAACCCTTACGAATTAAATCTGGACTAAAGTCTCGCCCACTCAATCTCTTAATCGAGGTTGTGGTCGTGGTCTTGGCAGCTGTGACGGGAGAGCCGCCTTCTGGACAGAACAAGCCATTAACAAAAACATAAGATTGAGATTCATCATTAGTCCACATAAAAGCAACTTCAACTTCATCTATTCCATCTGATTTTGTTACTATTATAGGTGATTTCATTAAAGGATTTTCTACTTTATTTTTAATAAAATCTGCTATTCCATTTTCAGAATAGAAGTCTTTTTCTTCGTTGGTAATATCATTTTTAACAATAAAATGAATTTTCTTATTAAGATATGAAATAGTTTTTGTTTCTTCACAAATTCTATTATAGGAAAATCCTTCTGTCATATTTTTAAAAACTTCTTTGTCTGGCTTAAATCTTATATAAGTTCCATGCTTATTAGCGTCACAAGTATCTTCTCTATAATTAATTAATTCTCCTTTTTCAAAGAAAATCGTTGCTCGTTTGCCTTCGCGCTCAACTTGAGCTTCAAATTTCTCAGACGAGAGACAGGTTGCCTTGATCCCGATGCCGTTCAACCCACTCGAGGTCGTGTAACTCTTATTGTCGAACTTACCGCCGGTGTGGGCTTTAGAAAAAATCGAGACAAGAACATTTTCTCCATTATCTCGTATACCAAATGGAATTCCTCTTCCTTCATCAATAACAGAAACATAGTTTTCATCTTCGTTAACTGAAATTGTAATTTTATTGCCAAAGCCCATTAAAGCTTCATCTGTTGAGTTGTTAATAACTTCTTTTAATGCTTGATAAATTCCTTCGGTATCGTCTGTTCCAAGATACATAGGAATTCGCATACGAACGCCATCTTTAAAGGATAAGCTTTCGATTGAATTTATATTATAACTATCCATTATTTAACCTCCTTTTATTCTTTTATATTATTATATCATAAAAAATAAAAAAAGTCAAGAAATAAATCTTGACTTTTAAATTAATCTTCTTCTATTAATCCAGCTAAAATTTGTTTACTACTACTAAAATTAGTAACTTCTTTAAAATAAGTACTACTAATATCAATATATCTTAATTCTGTCTTAGTAAAATCAAAAAGAAAACATCTCTGATTAGTACTGCCGCGATAATCTAAACCTTTAGTTGGCAAATTTTTATTATACTTTCCATCTATTAAATAATTAATTTGAGTAAATAAATTATAGTATTTTATATTAGAATATAAATCCTCAAAAGTATATCCAGTATAAACTATAATTTTAATTTTATCTCCAACTTCTTTTCTAACTCTTAAAACAAAATTAATTATTGTATCAATATTCTTTGGATTACAGGGGTCGCCGCCAGATATTACTAAATTTTTAACATAAGGAAGTTTTAAAGAGCTAATAATCTTATTTTCTACTTCTTTAGTAAAAGGTTCTCCATAATTAAAATCCCACGTTTCTTTATTCTAACAATTTTCACAATAGTTTTCACAACCACTTACAAAAAGAACAGTTGATAATCCTCTCGCATTTGCAGTATCAAAATAAATAATTTTTCCATAGTTCATTATTTAATTTCCTCCGAACTTAACATCAAATCCCACTTATCATATCTATTTATAAAAGTATAAAATTTATTATTAATAGGAAAAATATCCTTTTTATCAACATAATTATCTTCCCAAACTTCACAAGGTATTTTAGAAGGAATAACCTCTTTAAAATTATTCCATTCTGTCTTATAAATACTAATTATTGGCTGGCATCCATATGTAGAATTTTGATTAAGATTTCTAATTATTTCCATTAAAAAATTAAGTTCTTCTTTAGATAATTCTACAAGGCCGCAAGTTATATCATCACAACCAGAGTTCATAATAAAATATAATTGCTTTTTAGTATTTCTTGAATAAAAATCATTACAATTTGTTATAGGTCTTTCACAGCAACATTCAAAACAATTCCCACAACCTTCTGCGCCATCATTATCTTCGGCAATACTACAAAAACGACAGATACACTTACTACAATTATCTATCATAGTTACTTCCTCCTTTTTATCTTTCTATTTATATTATATCAAAATAAAAAGAAAAGTCAAAGATTAGACTTTGATTCTTCTCCTAGACCATTTCCCAAACCAATATCTTTTACACCAACATAATTTTCTTTAATATAATCTTGCATATTTTTTACAATTTGTTGTTGAACTTCTTCTCTATCAAAATAATCCATAAAACATTCAAATATTTTCATTTTTCTTCGTAGTCCTCTTGAAGGTAAATTTTCTTTTATTTCCATTTTATTTTAATTCTCCTTTTTATTAAAGTTACTACTTGATAAATAAAACTCCTAATTATTTTTAAAAGATAATGTATTTTCAAAACTAAAAGGTTTTATAATATCCTTAAATTCTTTATTATCAAAAGTATATTCAGAAATAACTTCGCCCGTTACTGCATCAATCCATCTAAATTTTTCAATCTTACAATTCTCTAAATCACTAATATTCATTATAATTCTCCTTTATAATATTGTGCCGCCTTAGCACTGTTTTTAATAACTCAGTTCAATAATTTATTACTAAGGCGGCACAAGGTAAATTAATTTTCTAAGTTCAAATGCTCTAAAATTAAAATTTCTTTTAATTTACTTATTGTATCTTCTTTATAAGTAATCTCATAAAGATTAATATTATGTTCTTTACAATAATCTCTTTTCATTTGATCGTATTTCTACCTT